TGGATTGTAGCTGATCCATCTATGTGGGCTAAGACACAGGAGCGTGCAGGAGTCACTGACCTTGTCAGTATGGCACAATTATTCAGTGAGCAAGGGGTACACTTCATCAAGGGTACAAGAGGCGGTGATACAGAGTTTGCGGAGCTTATCAATGAGCAGATGTGGGGTAAGATGAACAAGAAGGGAGTTCACAACAATCCACGATATAGAATCTTCGCTAACTGCAAGAACCATTGGAATGAGATGTCACAGTGGAGATACTCAGAATGGGCTAACGCTACAGGACAACACAAGAACGTTAAAGAAACTATGGTAGATAAGAACAATCATACTATTGATGCTGCTAAGTATGTATTCAAGATGCTCTCCACTAACTGGATGGCTGAAAAGGTAGACAGCTTTGATATCAATAAACACATCGTTAACTAGGAGAAGATAGATGCCACACTCACGGAAAAGACCACCTGAGAGGAAGCCTAAAGGGAGTGGTGGGCCAAAAAGGAAATACCCAGTCATCATATCTGGTGCAGGGAAACCTTTCAAACCACCTCAACCAAAGCCACTAAAGAAAAAACCAAAAAAGAAAGGGGTTAAATATAAATATAGAAACCCCATGACAGATCGTATGAAAAAAAAGATAGAGGAGGACAAAAAGAAGGGGGTGAAGTATCCGAAATATAGAAACCCAACAACAGATCGTATGAAAAAAATCATAGAGGAAAATAAAAAGAAGGGTATAACATATAAATATAGACGACCAACAAGGAGAAAGTACTAATGCCTAAATACAATACACCTGAAGAGAATCTTGCCGAATACGGTGCTGATTATGATAAGATTAAAGTAATGAAACCAGAGGAAGACTTGACTGATGTGTCCTCAATAGCAGGACGCAAGCGTATCAATGGTTTGGTAGGCAATATCATTGACATGTCTGACTCAACACCTAACAGATCACATTGTGGCGATAGCGACAGCAAGTACTAACATAGACTACACCCAAGGTGGGTTGTCGTTAAAGATCAAGAACGCATGGCATCCATGTGACATGGTTACTGGAAGCCTGTTCTTGGGGAACGATGATAACCCACAGGCGTACTGTGTTGTATCTGCCAAGCTACCAAGGACGTATGATGCTGATAGGAATGAGTGGAGAGAAGATCCAGAGTATCATATCTTTGATGAGATTATTGGGAGGTTGTCTGAGGATTTCATACAAGATGTGAAAGATTTTTTACATGAGAATAAAGTGGAGAGATTAATCTTCGTATGTTCTGATGAAGAGTTAAGGAATAGGATCAGAAAAGATTTACGCATCAGGGTTATCTTTGAGGATGAGAAGAGAAGGAATAATAATTCCGTTATACTGAGGGAATGGTTCGCAAGAACAAAGAAACATAACGAGGATTCACAGCTCAAGATATGGGGGGTATGCTCAGAGGCTATCAAATCTAATTACCCACCTGCTCGTGACTGCATCGTGAGGTTGCTTGAATATTATGACAAGCGTAAGAAGTCAAAGATCTCCGTAGTCAAAGCATTTAAACTTAGAGATGGATACTCGTAAGGAGGAACATGGCAAAGGTAATAGCTGAGGAAAACATAGGGAAGCATTACGAGAAACAGGATAAGTTTATTAACCTGCTCTTGTTACATCCCAACCAAAGCAAGTACAGGTCTGCAATGTTGGCAGGTTATGCTGTCAAATCATTGGAGAAGCGTGTGCCTGCCCTGATGAGAGATAAGAAATTTCTTGCTAGGTTAGAAGAAAGAAGGAAGGAAGTAGAGGAAGCTGTCAATGTTAATGTTGACAAGGTGGCACAGGAATACGCACGCATAGCATTCCTAGATCCTGCAAATTATTATAAGTTTACACAGGATGGTGGAATAGAAGTAAACAAATCACATTCTATTGATATGCGTCCTATTGCTGAGATTGAGGAAGCTCGTTCAGGGAAGGGATCTAATGGCAAGAATCTTGTCAAGCTGAAGTTCTATAGCAAGATGGATGCATTAAAATCATTGAGAGATATGTTGGGATATGACAAACCTACTAAGCACGCAGTCGCTGGAGTCATCGGGACTGAGCAAGGACTCAGTCAAAAGGGGCTTGAGTCGGCTATCATCGGACTCCTTGGAGGAGTTACACAAACTACTCCTCCTGAGAAGCTGGATAGCTGACCCGAATAACTTTATATTCAGTGGTATCGTAAAGACCAAGGATGAGCATGACAGCGATACACCAGTTAAAGCGTTCCCCTCTAAAGATTACTTGAAAGCAATAGTAACTGCTGTCCACGAATCAAGTAGAATATTTATACCCAAGAGCAGACAGATCCGTATGTCTTGGATCATGGTACTGTATGCTCTATGGTTAGCCTTGTTCTTTCCACATCAATCCATATTTATTCAGAGTAAGAAAGAAGAGGATGCAGCATCGCTGGTATATGACAAGAAACCAGAGAACTCTCGTATGTCATTTGTGTATCATCACCTTCCCACGTGGGTCAAAGAAATGAATCCTGTGGATTGCAGTTACGCTAAGATGAGGTTCGCTAATGGGAGTATTGTCTGGGGGATACCAGAAGGGGGACACATCATCCGATCTCATACGGCTAGTCTGGTGATTTCGGATGAGTGTGCCTTCCAACCTGAGTTTGAAAATGCCTACACTGCGGCTGTTCCTATGGCTAAGAAGATAGTAGGCTTATCTTCCGCAAACGGTGGGACATTCTTCGGGGATATTGTAACAGAAGTCATCTAGTAAATCCATATAAGCTGATCTGATTTATCCTTATCTATATCAACATGTATAAAACCATCCTTGCCAGACACACCTATTCGGGAGAACAAGTCATGTTTCATTATTAGTTGTATCAATGTGTGCCGTTCTCTGCTAGTCTTAGCAGAGATATCAGCAGCTAAACCTTTGGCATGACTACTGAGTCCCTTGGATTCAGGGCGTGATATCGTTAGGGGGTGATCCTTACATCTAAAGCCACTGTTAATTTTTATTGGTAGCTTATATAACTTCCTTAATTGCTCTAGCTTTTCTACTAGCTTAAAGCTTACACCTAGCTCACCATAAGGAGTACACTTATCACACTTACATGATAGTTCTGTTGGAGTAAAGTATGCAAAGTCCCATGATACAACTTCATTGCTTTTCATTGTCTCCATCCTTTCCCTTACTATTTTTGTTATCTTCATGTTGTTGTTGAACCACCTCTTTAAGTCGTAGAATATTGTCATTGTCTTTCTCCATTCTTTTCCCACAATAAGCAATATACATTAACATTTCCTGCCAACATTTATATGCTTTAGTTCTTTTACCGCCAATCTTTGTTAGCTCCCTGCCTAACCAATCAATACATTCGTCAGGGCATTCAAGTTTATGTCTTAGATCTGGTGTCTTCATTGACTTGCTCCATGAAATCATCTACTGGTATTACTGAATAATAAATAGTAGATCGTTTCTCCACAGGGAACACCCTATTGTTTTTTGTATACCAATAATCATGTGGTACTACTACACGCCAAGGCTCTCTGCTACGCCTGAAAAATAAAACAGGCAATCTTTCTACCGATGCCTGTTCAACTGTTTGCTCCCACCACTTCTCTATCTGTAACTTCTCTTGGAACTTTACTTCTATAGCGTACCCATCCAGACCCAATACATCATAGCCACCTTCTTGGGTCTGCATGAGATTACGCTTATACTCACCCCCCAGCTTCTCAGCTAGTAGCTTGCATATCTCCCTCTCCCCCCGTTGCCCCTTCTGTCTGCTTGCTCGGCTCATTGACTACTTCTCCCTGACAACATGGTGAGTAATTACCTTTGCATACAGAACATTGTGTATGTCCATGCACGTCAATAGGCACACATTCTTTATGACATAGATTACATCTTTCTTTCATTACGCTTCCACCTCCTATAAACAGACATACTTGCCCATCGTTTATACAAATGAGATCCGTAAATCCACAGCATCCCTGCGTCAATTAAAATTATTCCGATCTGTCCTGTGTGAATCCACATCCACACCCAAAATATTTGGGTAACAAATGCAAGAGGCACACCCCAACTGTGATGATGGTTGGTGATAGCCCATATGCTTACTAATGTAATACTAGATAATATGATTTCTATTGATAACATAAGAAAAGAAAACTCCTGTCTCCGTTGTCAAAGCTGACACCAGATATAATTATCTGACTCCGACACTCCTACACTGGTATTGTTTTTGAGTCTCAAACCATTGGGTCACCCGAAGGTGAACTATTGTAAGATTAGAGACAGGAGTTTATTAATCCATTTGTTTGAATTCTTTTTTTGTTTCTTCTCTGACAATTTCAACCTTCCCAACAGAAGAAGCATCCTCATTAAGTTGTTCTTTCGTGAATAAGAGATGACTTTCTATAAGTTTTATTTTTTCGCAATGCTCTTTGAGTATGTACTCAAGATTAGTAATGATGTTTACTATAGTAGTATGCTTCCCCTCATTACCTTCTTCCCCATGTGCAGACATTGTATGTCCTCCGCTTCAAGTTCTTTAAGAGCAGGCAATTCAGATGCCTTGTATATAACTTCCTCAAACCTATCCTTAATACTATCAAATATCTCATCACGGCACAAGTAAAAGAACTCACCAACCACAGGAGAAAACATCTTAACATACCCATTTGTTTCAAAGGACTTACGCCATTCATCCATCTTGATGACTGACAGTTTCTTGAACGTAAAGTCCAATGCTCCTCTCTGCATTTCTATACTGGTAAGTTTTGGTTCTTCCTTCTTGATGTCAGCATACACTTCATCATAGAGATCATTAACTAT